CACTGTTACTGTTACTAACGGCACTTAATAGTTAGGGGCGTTTCCTCCTTTTCGCCCCATTATGGGAGGGATTACACGGTCCCTCCCATTTCTTTATGTGGAGATAGATAGTGGCTATTACAGATATTGATATTTGTGCTCGTGCTTTGATCTTGATTGGTGCATCACCTATCACATCATTTGATGATGGCACGACTGAAGCAACTGTAGCCTCCAATCTCTACGAAGATACTGTCAAAGACATTCTTTCTCGTCATCGCTGGCGCTTTTCAACTGGACAAGTTCAAATGTCCAGACTGACCGCTGTTCCTGATGCTCGTTGGGATGCGGCCTATCAACTTCCAGCAGATCAAATTCTTGTTCACGCAGTTATGGTTAATGATAATGTCATTCCATATGATCGCTATCAGGATATGATCTATTGCAATGCTACGGCTGAAGAAGAAGTCTATATCGACTATTCATTCAGAGCAGATGAAAGCACTTGGCCTCCTTACTTTGTAACGCTGGTGCAATATCAACTTGCTTCTATCTTCGCTTATTCTGTTGCAGCGCAAGAAATGCTTGCAGAAATGTGGGAGAAGAAAGCTGTCCGTCAACTTGCTGCTGCTCGATCTCTTGATAGTCAGAGCCAGACAACTCGCAGACTTAATGTCCAGCGCTATCATCAACTTCGCACTACAATTCGGGGGTAAGTATGGGCGTTAAACTTGTCCAAACAAACTTCTCGTCTGGTGAGGTAGACCCTCTTCTTGATATGCGCCATGATACTGGCGCATATATGAATGGTGCGCGTAAACTTCGCAATGTGGCTCTACTTAATCAGGGTGGTGTTGCTCGCCGTGCTGGAACAACGCATCTTAATACGTTGACTGCTAGAACACGTCTCATCCCATTTGAATTTTCTTCTACTGAACGCTATTTATTTGCGTTCTCTAATACTCGTCTTGATATTTATGATCCAAATGGGTCTCTTATTACATCATTGACTGGATGTCCTTGGACAACTTCAATCTTGTTTAGCATGACGTATACTCAGGCTGCTGATGTCATGATCATTTGCCATCAGACAATGCCAATGCAAAAGATTGTACGCACTAGTTCAACAACATTTACTCGTTCTGCTCTTGAATTTACACAAGGTGTAAATGGTGAACAAATCTTTCAGCCATATTATAAATTTGCAGATGATGCTGTTACTCTAAAAGCAAGTGCATCAACTGGATCTGGTGTTACTATAACAGCAAGCGCGGCACATTTTACAGCTGATTATGTTGGATTGCGTCTTCGTTGGTTTGGCGTAGAAATTCTTATTACTGGATATACAAGTTCTACAGTCCTTACTGGAACGATCAAAGGGACTTTAGAAGCAAACTATGATATTGATCCATTTAGGTCAAAAGATGGGTCTACGACTGTTGAAGTAACACATGCCCAACATGGTCTTGCTACTGGCGCAAGCGTTACAATTTCTGGAGCCAATGGGTTTGCTGGTATTACAACTGCAAATCTAAATGGTGCAAGAACCATTACAGTTATTAACGATAACAAATATACGTTTGTTGCTGGTGGAGCTGCAACATCAAGCGTTGATGGTGGTGGTCCAAACGTTAAATTCAGCGGTGCAAATCTCCCGACACGAAACTGGGATGAACCATCATTCTCTGTAGTAGCAGGATATGCTGGTGCTTGCACATTCCATGAATCGCGTCTTTGGCTTGGGGGATCTTTGTCTCAGCCTGATGCATTGTGGGCATCCAAGATTAATCAGTTCTTTAACTTTGATGTTGGAGAAGGTTTAGATAACGAATCAATTCAAGTCACTATTGGATCTGATGACATCTCTAACGTAAAGCATCTTGTGTCTAACCGACACTTGCAAATCTTTACATCGACATCTGAGTTTTATGTTCCTCGTAACCAGAATACGACCGTTACGGCTGGCAACATCACAATTAATAGGCAGACTCCATATGGTTGTGCTGATATTCCTCCACATCCTTTTGATGGTGCAACGGTCTATGTGCAAGCCACGCTAAAGGCTGTTCGTGAGTTTATCTATACGGATACCGAACAAGCCTATAATTCTGCCGCGTTGACTATTCTATCTGATCATCTGGTCAGGTCTCCTTTTGATATGGCTGTTAGCTACGGCACATCAAAAAGAGCAGAACAGTATCTTCTCTTGGTCAATGATGACGGCACTATGGCTGTCTTTCATTCTGCTCGTGCAGAAAAACTTGCTGGATGGACTTTGTGGAGCACAGAACATCCATCTGGAATTGCAAAGTTTGATAGTGTTGCAACAATCGGCGATAAGATCTATGTGTCTGTATTACGTGGCACATCATATTATCTTGAACAGTTTGCAGCAGATCATCTTGACCTATCTCTTGACTGTGCGCACTCTTATACAAGTGGATCTGCACAAACAGTATGGACTGTTAACTCTATTTATCAAGGCAGAGTAGTTTCAGTTGTATCAAACAACTACTATCTTGGTGACTTTACGGTTAATGGGTCAAATCAGATCACATTGAATGATGCAGTTACAGATATAACTATAGGGTTCAATTACAGTGTTGAAGTAGAAACACTCCCTGTGCATATTCAACTGCCACAGGGTGTATATACTGGTAGGCCAAAACGAATTGCTCGTGTTATTCTTGGGTTGAATAGCACACTTGCAGTTAGTATATCTGGCAATAGATTAATCATTCGTCAGGTAACAGATGATTTTTCTTTGCAGCCAACTGCTGTTACTGGGAAACGGGAGTTTTTCTTGCTCGGCTTTAATCGTGATGCAACAGTAGTCATAACTCAATCTGAACCATTACCTATGCGGCTACTTGGCTTGGCAATGGAGGTATCTGTTTAATGTGTGATCCAGTAACATTATTGATTGCTTCTACTGCCGTCTCTGCTGTTGGGGGTATGGCGCAAGCTGGGATGGCATCTGCGGCTGCTGAGTCTGAAGCTGCCTTCCGTAATTATCAAATTGAGATACAAAATCGTCAACTTGAAGAAGATAAAAAGCAAGCGGAGATCCAAGCAATTCAGCAAGAAAATGCTCGACAAGAGGCTTCTCGCCGTGCTCGTGCAACCAATGAGGCATTCATTGCTTCATCTGGTGTAGGAGAAAATATTTCTTTCTTGCAAGGCGCTGAAGTTGTTGCTGATAAAAATCTTCGCACTGATGTTGCGAGTATGCGATTAAATGCTCTTATTGGACAGAATCGCATTGCTGATCAAATCATGGTAAACAAAGCAGAAGGTCAATTTGCAATTGCTCGTGCTGGTATGACTTCTCAGGCAGCATATATGGGTGCAGTTACAAATACGATTGGGACAGCCCTGAGTAATGCTTATCGCTACAAGGCTCGTTATTAAGGATTAAAAAATGCCGATTCAAACTGATCCACAACAGATTGTAGTACAGCCAAGCGGTCGATATATCCGTGAGTTTAAAACTGATTTACCTCGTCCAAACTTAAATGTTGGAGCAATTGCAGAAGGAATTGGTCAGGTTGGTGGTGAGCAACTTTTGCGTGAGGCAAAGGTTGTTGGTGAAACTGCTGGTAAAAATGCACTTGTTCTTAAAAATGCTAATGGATCATATGAAGCACCTCCTGCGCCAGAAACATTTGGTTGGGCTGCAAAGTATGCATACGACAATGCTGTTGAGCAAACATATGTCAACACGTTGTATCGTGATGTTGAAAGAAGTTTGAACAATATTTCAAGCCGTCCTAATACAGCTCCCGAAGAACGTATTAGACTTATGGATGCATATATCCAGTCATCTATTAATACGGTTGATCCTAGATATAAAGGTCAACTTTCAATTATCTTTGGGCGTGAATTTAACCAGCGCCAAGCGTCTATTCTAAATCAGGCTCGTAGTGATGATGCATCATTCCGAACTCATGCTCTTGCTGGCGATACTAAAACTTATGTCAATAGTGCTATTGATGCTTGGAGTGCTGGAGATCCAGAAGCAGGAAATCTTCATCTTGCAGAAGGACGCAAATCATATGAAGCATCTATTCGCCTAAAAACTGTAGATGAAAATTTGATTGCTGATCAAATGCGCAAATTTGATGAGCAAGCAAATGGGTTTCGTTGGTTTAATAATGTCTATCAAAAAGTTCGTGCTGCGGCAGCTGATAAAACAGCTAACCCAGATGATATTAGTCGTCTTTCTAGAATGTTGCAGGAAGGTGCAAGCCCAACTGGTGCAACTGCATTTGGTATAACTGACACTGATATTGTTAAGAATATGTCGCGTGAAGCTCGTATTCACATGCGTCAGATTGTTAGCAGTCTTGATCAGGAATATTCTGCACAGTTTGCTCAAAGTAATGAAGACCGTAAGGCTCAAGATCTTCATGACTTCTTGACCGCTGGTGGAACATTTAAGCCAGACACATTCAGTGACAAAGATCTTGCCAATGCGAGTCGAAAAGCCTTACTTGCATCAAGTTTAAATCCTTATAGTCCAGAAGGCGTTAAGGCTCTTGCTTATAAATTCAATGGCGTTTTGCCACATGAATTATATAAAACCTATTTTGCTGGCATTCATGAAAATGATGCAGGAACTCCAGAAGGCGCTGCACGAATCAGAGAAAGACTTGATCTTTATCGTGCATTGAATGCGCTACCAACTCGTTCTGGTATCCAAGATAGAACTGAAGTTATTGGTCAGACTGAACGGAACTATCTTCGTGTTCTTGAGTCAAAACTTGAAGCGCAATATGGACTTCAAGAAGCTGATCGTTCTGTAAAAGCAATCTTCAAAGCTGCTGGTTCTTTGGATCAGGGTGCAATTATGAAGATGGTTCATAGTGCTTATAATGATTCAACTGGTAATACTGGCCCTGTTGATCAAAGGAAAATTGTTGACTCAGCAATTAACTCTGCTTCATTTCCTATCTTTGGATCTCCTAGTTATGGAGAGTTACCAAAGATAGCTCGTGATCAAATTGAATCATCCATTGCATCCAGCATTTCGCAAGGCGTTGATTTTAGACAGGCTGCAAAAGATGCAGGAAATGACTTTGTTCGTAACTGGACAAAGAGCAAAGATGTTATTGCTGGATTGGTTGGTAATGCTACTTGGGTCCAGAAAAAAGATGAATTGCCAGTTGCATATGATGCTTTAACTGGTCAAGGCAATAAAGATTATATTAAGCCATATGTTGAAAAAATCATTGCCGAAAGACTTAATGATGGTCAAAAAGCAATTCTTGGTGAACTAAAGTATGGTGATAACATTAAGTTGGAGCCAACAAATATATCCGGCCCTAATCGTAGTTATTATCTTACTTACTATAAGCCAGATGCTCTTGGTTTTCAGCGTCTTGTTGACAAAAGTGGTCAGCCATTAATGGTTATTCCTCAAGGTGCAAAAGATGCCTATGAGAAATATACTGCTGCTGAAAATCAATATCGCACAATTATTGGTCGTGTTTCTACAAGCCAAGATATTATTCAACCAGATGGTTCAGTTGCGACTGAAAAGCCAAAGAATAATATTGCCTTGATTGCAACTGGAACAAACGATTGGAACATAGAAGCTGGTCCTAAGATGGATCGTGCTGTTGGTAATAACATCAAAGAGATGATTGATCTTGCTCGTTCTCGTGGGCAACAACCAGTTCTCATTATGCCTAATGGCAATGATCCAAAATATGCAAATGTTCGAGACTCAATTACTCGCGCGATTGCGGATATTGGTCCTGATAAGGTAACGGTTGTTGAAGGTAAGTATCGTCAGAATGATTCTGCTCATCTTACTCCCGCATCAATTAAAGAAATTACAGACCAATATAAGGGCGCTATTGTCTATGGCGATAGCAACGCTGTGCTTCTTGGCAATAGACTTGGATATACACAGAGATCTATTGAACTCAGAACTCAATCTGGGACTGTTCAAAATTATCCAAGCATTGTAGATGCAAAAGGAAATATGACTGCTCGTGGAGCAATGAATACGGCTTTCATTAGCGGTCTAATGAAGAATCATCCTATTCCTGCTGGCACATTGGAAAATCCTGCTCCAATTGATCGACCTCAACTTAACATTGATTTGAGGCATGTTGATCCACTGCCTTCAACAAACGAACTTTTGGGTAGAATAAACAATCAGCCAAACATGACTGAAGACAAAAAAAAATTGCTTGATGCAATCAGCACGAAAGTATCTGAGTATTCTCTTGATAATTATGCAACTTATGTTGTGAAGACAATTGGATTGGAGTCTGGCTTTAATCCAACTGCAAAAAACAAAAGTAGCAGTGCATATGGTCTTGGTCAGTTTACTGATCCTGCATGGGCGCAATATGGTCGTGGAGATCGAAGCGATCCTGTGGCACAGATTGATGCATTCATGCGTCTTACCCAAGATAACATAAAATCTTTTGAACGATCATATAGTCGCAAGCCAAACTCTGGTGAACTTTATCTTATGCATCAACAGGGCGCTGCTGGTGCAATGGCACTGCTTAATAATCCAGATGAGAATGCAATGGTTGCTCTGCAACGTGTTGTTAAAAGCAGAGAGACTGCTGTAAACTCTATCTATCTTAATGTGCCTACTAGTGCTCGTGCCTATGCTGGAAGTTTAACTTCTAAACAATTTACTGACATGTGGATGAATAGGTTTAATTAATGGAACTTACTCCAGAACTTACCGCTGAATTTCAAAAGCCTGCCAATGAGCAATTTGGTGGGCAGCTTACTTCTGTCGAGCCTACTCCAGCTCCGTATATTACGGAAAAGCAAGGCGTGCTTGGCAACATTTACGATATTGCAACACGCAGTTCGACGGCTAGTTTTTTGCAATGGCAACACGATCAGATCTATAATCGTGAAAATCCATCATTTAACTTGGCTCAATATCTTGAGCAAAATCCAGATCGTCGGGCGTATGCTCATATCTTTGCTGATGCAGAAAATGCAAACTATGCCGATGACCGCTGGAAAAGATTTGTTAGCAATCAGGAAGCTGATAAACGTGTAAATGATAGTGAAGCATTCTGGTCTCGCATGGCTATTGAGACACTAACAGATCCAATCAATGCTGTTCCCGGACTTTCAATGCGTCGAGGCGTTGGGATCATCGAAGGCATTATCCGTGGTTCTGGATCTGCATTACCATCTATTGCTGTCGATCAATTGGTTAAAGCCAAATACGATCCTAACTTTACATTTGATCAGGCTAAACATGAAGTTGTCTATGGCGCTTTATTGTTTGGTGCATTAGGTGGCGCTATTGGTCTTTTACGTCCAAACCGTGGAGTAGAAGCTCTTGCTAAAGACATGGCTATGGAAGCTCGTCGATTGGCTGGAGATAGTACTACACCTACAAAACCAACAAATCCATTAAACCTAACTGTTGATCAATCTCCTACTGTTCTTCATAGCGTTCCTCATGATCAGAATGGAAGTTATCGTCCATTTGAGATTGTTGAGACTGGTGACACACCTACTGGATATGCAAGTGCATATGGCTTGGAAAAAGTTGCAGCGCAGCAGGGACCATTTGCTCGTCTTGTAAATAGCGGCTATCGCGTTATGGAAGATTTGGCTAATCGTCTTGCTGGCGATTACGGCACAATGTTCAAACGCAATCAAGTTGGTATTGCAACTGAACCTTCTGCATATCTTGCATCTGAAGGGTGGCGAGTTATGGCTGGAGATGCCATTGCAGAACTGCGCCGTATTCATGCAGCATATCTTACAGATGGTTTACAAAGTGCAGAAGTTGCTGGAATCAATGTAAGAAGTGCTTTTGCTGGTGTTGCTGATACAGGTCGTAAGGCTTTAGGTATAGCACGTTCTGATGGCAAAATGCGCTTTGATCAATTCCTTGATGAGGTGTTTAAAACACATAAAGCAGACTCTCTTGCTCATGATAATAAATATGTGCTTGAAGCAGCTAAATCTATTCGTCCATTTTTTGATGAAATTCTTGGCGCACAATTGCGTTCTGGTTATATTCGTAATGCTGAATGGGCAAGCCGTAGTAAAGCGACATTAATTGGTGAGCGTCTTCGTGTTCTTGATGAATTGCGTGTTCTTGAAGGTAAGCAAAATCCTACTGCAAATGAAACTGCACTTATACAACATCAACGTGAGCACATTAAAAAGCTGGATGCTGAGTTAAATCGTCTTGATGAACTCCTAAGTAATACAACTAATGCGCCGTTACAAATCGGTGAAAAGGTTGATGTTGGCGTAACTGGTGTAAGCGGTATTGAGCGTCCTAGACAGCCAATGCCAGCTAATGAAAACTATTCAAAGTTTACAGGTCCAGAAAAATTCTATCTTCCTCGCATGTTTATTCCAGAACAGGTTGCTGCAAAAGAAGCAGAACTGCGGAAGATGATGACTGATTGGTATATGAATCCAGAGAATAATCCTAATGGCGTTCCTCTGGCAGAAAAAATTAAAGAACGCGTTGATGCTGAAATCAATGCAATGATGCAACAAACTATTACTGGTGAACGCGCACCAGAAGGTGGTCTTGGTCGTGCATTCTTTACTCGTCAGCGCTCAAATGAAATTCCTAATGAAAAATTTGCAGAACTTGGTGTGATTGATACAGACATTGCACATGTTCTTCATATGTATTCCCATCGCGCTGGCATTGGCATTGAATATACTCGTGCTTTTGGAAGCCCTGATGGTGAACTTGCATTGTCTCGTGCTCTTGCTCAAGTGGCTCGTGAGAGTAAAGGCAAATCATCAGATGAAATTTTAAAGGAGATGCAAAATCTTAAAGATGAATTTGCAAATCTACGCGATGGTATGCTTGGCACTGCATTTAATAATCCAGATGCAATTGGTAAACGTGAAGCAAGCATTATGAAATCATGGTTTGCATTGACCTCTATGGGTCGTGCAATTTTTTCTTCGCTTGGTGAAACTGTTAGACCAATGTGGGTGCTTGGGATTAAAGAAAACTTTAACTTTGCACTTAATGCTCTTGGCAATACTGATCTAATTAAAAAAGGTATTGGTGAGCAACGTACAATGGCTGCTGATTTTTTTGAATTAGCCATGGGTTTGACTCATCGTCGTCAAATGGAAGGTGGTGTTGAATCTGGATTTAGCCTTAATAAGTACAATCAGGCTCTTGATCAAATAGAACGTCCATTAAGTTTTCTTTCTCGTGCTCCTCTTTATGTAATGAATGGAGTAGGAATCCTCACACATATCCAAAAAGTATATACTGGATTAGTGGCATCACACATTCTTATTCGTAATATCAAGAATGTTGCTGAAGGCGTGCATACTCCTAAAGAACTAGAGTTTCTTGCTAGTTATGGAATTTCTAGAGAAGACGCAAAACTTATAGCAAATATGCCAATTGAAACTGACCGTGGCATTAACTTTGCCAATACCGCAAACTGGTCGGATCGTGATTTGGCTCGTAAATTCTATGACTCTGTGACTGCTATTCAGCGTCGAGTAATTAACACTGCTGGTCCTGCTGACAAACCAGCAATCATGATGGGCATTCTTGGTAAGGGCGCTGATCGTAGAGATGCGTCATTGTTGTCTGTTCCATTCCAGTTACGCACTTGGAGCATGGCTGCTACAAATAAGATTATGTTGTCTGGTTTGCAGGGCCGTGATGCCAGCTTTATGTCTGGCGCATTGATGATGGTAGGCGCATCTTATCTAATGATGGATTTAAAAACACCAGATAATGTTTGGAGAAAGATGAATATGGATGAGCGCATTCTTTCATCTCTTGAACACTCTGGCATCTTTGGATGGTATGGAGATATGAACCATACTTTGGAACAACTTACGCAAGACAAGTTTGGTATTCGTCCCGCTATGAATATGCAACCAAAGTTTGGTCAGATGTCGGATGATTATACAACTGCTGGCGAATTGCTTGGTCCTGCTCCAACTAAAATGATGGATCTTTATAAGGCATTTTCTAATCCAACTTCTTCTAGTCGTGAGCGTTCCAGAGCCATTGTTAATTCAATCCCGTTCAATAATTTGTTCTGGATTCCTCAGACATGGCGCAAAATGGCTATGCAAGGTGTTGAGGAAATAGTCCATTGACAGCAATTTGTTAAGATAGCAAACAGGCTATAGGAGACTTACATGGCTATTTTGATTAACGACACATCGCCTCGTTCACAATACACAGCAACCTCTGGTCAGACTGTGTTTAGTGTTCCGTTTGAGTTCTTCTCAAATGCCGATCTCCTTGTTTATCAAAACTCTACGCTCAAGACATTGACCACACACTATACCGTGACTGGTGCTGGTGTCACTGGCGGTGGATCTATTACGCTTGTATCAGGGGCTACTGCTGGAGATGTCATTACAATTGTGCGTGATATTCCTGTTAAGCGTGTGACCGACTTTCCTACGTCTGGTCCGTTTAATGTTGACGCACTGAATACAGATCTTGACCGTTTGACTGCAATGATTCGTGAACGTGAGGATCAGGTATCTCGCGTTATCTCTCTTGCTCAAACTGATGCTGCTGTTAATCTTTATCTTCCAACTGCTGCTAATCGTGCATCTAAAGTGATGGCTTTTGATAGCACTGGCAATGTGATTATTGCTCAGGAACTTGGTCAGTATCGTGGCAACTGGGCATCTGGAACAGCATATATTCTTCGTGACATTATTAAAGATACAAGCAACGCAAACATCTACATTTGCGTAGCTGCTCATACATCGACTGGCTCTCAGCCAATCAGTTCAAATGCAAATAGCGCAAGCTGGGCATTGCTGGTGGATGCTGCAACTGCAACATCCGCATCTGCATCCGCAAGTTCAAGCGCATCTGCCGCTTCATCTAGTGCTTCGGCTGCATCTACAAGTGCTACAAATGCAGCAACTAGTGCAACACAAGCAACAACAAATGGTGCGGCTCAAGTCACACTAGCTGCTGCTCAAGTTGCACTTGCTACAACTCAAGCCACAAATGCAGCTACTAGCGCATCAACAGCTACGACTCAGGCTTCTAATGCCTCGACCTCTGCTACCAATGCGGCATCATCTGCATCTGCAGCTTCAACAAGCGCAACTAATGCCGCAAGCAGTGCAACAAGCGCATCTAACTCTGCCGCCTCTGCTGCTGCTGCTCTTGCCTCTGGCTTGTACTCTGCCGTCATTGACAAAAGTGCAAACTACACGGTTTTGCTGGCTGACGCTGGTGACCTAATCCGCGTAACCACTACCTCTGGTGCGGTAACAATTACGTTACCACAGATCAGCACTGTCACTGATGGCTTTAAGGTTGCCATTGTCAAATGGACTGGCGATGCCAATGCGGTAAACATTGCTCGTTCTGGATCTGATACAATCAATGGTGCAACTAGCGCAACGATTGGTTCCCAATATACCCAGACAACTTTTGTAGCAGACTTTGAAACCAATCAATGGTTTGCTGCAACGTCTGGTCTTGGTTCGACAAACGTAGTTATTGATACGTTCAATGGTACTGGATCTCAAACTGCATTTACACTCTCTGGTGATGCTGGAACTAAAAATAATACTTTTGTATATGTAAGCGGCGTATATCAGGCTAAGTCAACTTATAGCCTTTCTACCACAACTTTGACTTTCTCGACTGCTCCTCCTTCTGGTACTGGAAATATTGAAGTCATTTGGACTCAACCTCTTGCTGTTGGCACTCCATCTGATGGAACAATTACGACTGCAAAAATTGTCGATGCCAATGTGACGGCTGCTAAACTTGCAACTGATTCTGTAACCACTGCAAAAATACTAAATTCCAATGTTACTACTGCAAAAATTGCAGATGCCAATGTTACACTTGCAAAGTTGAGCGCAACAGGAACTCCAAGTTCAAGCAACTTTTTGCGTGGTGATAACACTTGGGCAGCTCCTACAGGCGGTTTTTCCAACATCGCAGTTGCTACAACTACGGCGGCATCTAACTCAACAGGTACATCACTTGTTTGGAACAGTACAGGAAACCTGACTTGGACTGTGCCGACTGGTGTCACCACTTGTAAGGTCACGGTTGTTGGCGGCGGTGGCGGTGGTGGCGGCTCTGGACAATCTGCCGGAGGGGGCGGTGCAGGAGGAGCGTCTATCCGTGTTGTTACTGGCCTTACCCCCAGCGGAACTGTTGCTGTTACTGTTGGTGCTGGAGGTGGAGGCGGGTCTGGTTCTGGAGGAACTGGCACTACTGGCGGAACTTCATCGTTTGGGGCTTACGCTTCTGCGACTGGTGGTTCGGGGGGGACAGCAGTAAATGGCGGCGCGGGCGGAACGGGTTCCAGCGGGAATTTAAATATTTCAGGTGGCCTTGGAATTAGTGGGTATTTTGAACCGTCTTTAGGATATGGACAGTCTGGAGGTGGTGGAAATACACTGTTAGGTGGCGCGGGGAAAGGTGCAAATAACTCATCAAGCGTTGCTAGTGCGGCACAAAGCAACACTGGTGGTGGCGGTGGTGGCGGCTTTGCGGCGGCGGGAACATCTGGCGGCACTGGCGTTGTGATTATTGAATGGTGATGACATGAAAGCGGCATTGGTTTCTCCAGAAGAAAAAGTTTACTCCTACGATGGTTCCCTGCTTGGCGAGCGCATTGCAGAAGTAAGCACAAACCCATTTGAAGTTGCGCCACCATTGTTTTGGGTATCTTGCCCTGATGATGCCATTGCAGATCGATGGTATTGGGATGGAACACAGCCTGTTGCTCCTATTGAGCCAGAGTAAGGATTAACATCATGGCACTGACACAAGTACCAAACTCAATGCTAGCCTTTGACGGCGGTCCTCTTGGTATGCGTAACCGCATCATCAATGGCGATATGCGGATTGATCAGCGTAATGCTGGGGCAAGTGTTACACCTACTACTTCTGGATATTATTCATGTGACAGATGGCAAAGCGTTGTTACCCAAACATCGAAATACAGCCTCCAGCAAAATGCTGGTTCTGTAACGCTACCAGTAGGGTTTCCTAACTATTTGGGCGTTACCTCTTTATCTGCATATTCCGTTGCTGCTGGCGATGCTTTTGCTATTGCTCAAAAAATAGAAGGCTTTAATATATCAGATTTAAACTGGGGAACTGCCAACGCTAAAACAGTTACTTTGTCAGCATGGGTGCGCAGCTCGTTGACTGGTACTTTTGGTGGTGCGTTACAAAATTCAGACGGAACAAGAAATTATCCATTTAGCTATTCAATTCCGGTAGCAAATACTTGGACATCAATTAGTGTTACGATTGCTGGCGACATAACTGGCACTTGGAACGCAACAAACAGTAGCGGAATAGGGATTAACTTTGGTTTAGGTGCTGGTTCTACATACAGTGGAACTGCTGGTGCGTGGACAGCCACTAACGCATATTCAGCCACAGGCGCAGTCTCCATCGTTGGAACTTCCGGCGCAACTTTCTACATCACAGGTGTACAGCTTGAAGTTGGCACTATTGCCACGCCATTTGAACGGCGGCTGTATGGGCAGGAACTTGCGCTGTGTCAGCGGTATTTTAGTAAAAGCTACAATATTGATGTTGCTCCTGCGGCTGTTAGTGCATTAGGCCTACTTGCTGGTACTGCTGTTCTTGGTTTTTACCAGCATCAAATTTATTTTCCTGTTAGTATGCGTTCAACTCCAAGCACTGTTACTTTATACAATCATGCAACAGGTGCAGTTGGAACATGGCGAGATAGTGCTGCTGTTGATAGGGCAGTTACAGCAGCGAATATTGGTATGAGTGGATGCGCCGTACAATGTTCAACTAATACATCAAACGCATATTACACTGGGCATTATACAGCATCAGCGGAGCTATAATCATGACAACGGATGATACACGAGTGATCATAGACTCAGCGGTAGCCTCTGGTGCTATTACTATGCCCTTATGGGTCATCCATATGCATGAGTATCTGCAACTCTTTACTCTTATTGGTGGCCTCGTTCTGCTTGTTATCCGTATCTATCTTGCCATCAGGGAAGCGAGAGGCGAGTAATGAATGGACCCGTTAACAGTCTTAGCTACAATCAAGGCAACTGCTGCCACCGTTAAGACTGCGATTGGCGTAGGCAAAGAACTTGTCTCGGTAGCCAAAGAACTTTCAGATATTATGAATGGGGTGGCTCACCTCACCCAGATAGCAGCGCAGCCAAAAGGTTGGCGCAAAGGTGGATCTGCCGAAGCTCGTGCTATAGAGGCATTTGCAGCCAAGATGGAAGCAGAGCAGATAGAGCGTGAAGTTAAGTCACAAATAGTTCAAGTCTATGGTGTACGCGCTTGGGAGCAGATCCAGCGTGATGTCGTGCGTATCAGAAAAGAAATGAAGATAGCTGCAATTGAACGTGCAGAACGAATAGAGTATATGATTGAAATGGGATTCACTATTGCAATTAGTATTGTACTCCTTGCAATGGTTTGTTGGGCGTTATGGTTTGCTATACACTATAACCTTGTGTGAGGATAGATGAATGGATCTCTCAAAGATCGGTGGCCTTTTGGCTCAATTAGCTCCTACGGTAGCGACTGCTCTTGGTGGCCCTCTCGCTGGATTGGCAGTAAAGACTTTATCAGAAGCTCTGTTTGGACATCAGGATGCAAGCGAATCAGAAGTCCAAGCCGCTCTAATGAACGCTACTCCAGAGCAGTTGCAGAAGCTGAAAGAAACAGACGCATCTTTCAAGCTCAAAATGAAAGAACTTGATATTGATTTAGAGAAAATATCTGCTCTTGATCGTGACTCTGCTCGTAAGATGCAGATGGAAACTAAGGATTGGTTGCCAAAAATACTTACTGTTTTGGTTACAATCGGATTCTTTGGTATTCTTTTTTGGCTCTTAATACATGGCGCACCACCATCTGGTAGCGAGACTTTGATCTATATGCTTGGCGCTTTAGGCACAGCATGGACTGGCGTAATGCAGTTTTACTTTGGCTCATCTGCTGGTAGCAAAGCCAAGACAGATGCTCTTACTCAGAAGGATCTAAACAAATGAACTTTGTAGGCGATGCAATCAAACTTGATCTTGAAAGCATGGGTCATTTGGCTGAAGAGTTTGGAATTGAATTGGCATCCCTTCGTGCTGTCATTCTGGTTGAGTCTGCTGGCAGTGGATTTGATTCGTTTGGTAGACCAAAGGCTCTCTTTGAACGACATTACTTCTATAAGTTTGTTAAAGCTAACTATGATCAAGCGCTTCTTGATGAGGCAGTATCCAAGAAACTAGCCTATCCCAAGTGGGGAACATTGCCATATCCAAAGGGATCTACTGCTGTTTATCAAGAGATTGAGGCAGCTTATGAACTTGCTCCACGAGAAGCCTTGCTATCTACATCATGGGGTATGGGTCAGATTATGGGCAATAACTATGCTCTTGCTGGATGTAAGTCTGTTGAGGAAATGGTTGATCAGGCTATGGACTCTGAAGAGAATCAATTAAAGCAGATGATGAACTTCATCAAAAATACAAACTTGCTTAATAAACTAAAAGCTCAGGATTGGGCTGGCTTTGCTAAAGGCTATAATGGTCCTTCATATGCAGCTAACCAATATGATACCAAATTGGAAGCAGCTTATAATAGGTATGCATAATGGGCTTACGAATGTCAGAGCAACTGCTTCGTCACACGATGCAGCTTTATGTCGATGCCAATAAGAACTTCTCGTTGGCAGCTAAACTTAACAAGATCCCAAGAGAAACATTCCGTAGTCGTCTTGCTAGAGCTAAGGAAACTCTTGATGAAAAAGACTTTAATCCAGCTATTGATTGGACATATCCTCAATCTTTCTCGATTGATATGGCAAATAAAACTGCCTTAATTGGTGGCGATGCACACGTCTGGCCTGTTGGGCCAAGTGTAATGTGGAAGGCGTTCTGTGCTATTGCCAAGAAGATCCGTCCTAATTGTATTATTCTAAATGGTGATATGATTGATGGTGCTCGTATTAGTCGTCATGGACGTATGCTTGGTGGCAAAGCGCCAAAGTTATCTGATGAAATTGATGAATTACATCGTTGGCTAAAGATGCTTCCACTTGCAGAACATACACATTGGACGATTGGCAATCACGATTTGCGTGTCGATAACTATCTTGCAAACAATGCACCAGAGTTAGAGGATTACGCTGGTCGCTTGCAAGACAAATTCCCTAACTGGAAGATGAGTTACTCTGTGATGCTGAATGATGTTGAGGTTCGTCATCGTTTTCGTGGAGGCATCCACGCTGCATGGAACAATGCACTTCACTCAGGAGTCTCGATTGTAACGAATCATACTCATCAGTTACAAGTTTACGCAGTTCGGAATCGAAATGGATCTCATTGGGGAATTGAGACTGGGATGCTAGGCGATCCAAAATCTCCTGCATTTGAATATACAGAAGGTGGGCCGTCTCGTGTAGTGGAAGGATTTGTTCTTTTAACATTTGACGAAGATGGTCATCTACTTCCTCCTGAGTTTTGTGAGATGGTAAGAGGCCGGCCTGTCTTCCGTGGGAAATATCTATTCTGATTGTAAGCAGGATCATCTGCGCAGCAAAATACAATACGCCTCCTGTAAGAAGACCACCGATATACATCTGCGCTGATTCGCTCATAACTATTCCTTGTGGTTCATACCGACAAAAACGTGAGTTAAATCACTGGTACGAACATAGACTTCTTCCTCTAATGTTTCGATAGTTTTTTTTAGTTCTTCGATGTCTTCATTTTGTTTGGTTAATTTTTCCCGCAACTGTTTAATTTCTGCAATGGCCTTCTTTGTATCACCAATGCTGGCAGAACAACCAATGTCAAGATCACGTTGCATCCGTTCTACAATGTCCATCACTCTTTCTCCTCTAATGCTTCACGAGCTTTCTGTTTATAATCATCTCGTGATGTATATGTGGTTGTCGCTAGATCTTCTAGTTCATTTCTTAACCGTTGAATTTCATCTCTTGCTTTTTTAAACAACGGATCTCCATTAAATGCATATGCATCATTAAGTAAATCAATAATGTCCATCTCAGTTCTCCTTGTGCTGTGTATGGTTAATCCTTGCTTGCCAAAACATTTCAGTCATAACTTTATAGTGCTCTTCCCATGCATGTCCTCTTGGACCAATACGGTAATGAACGCTTGTAATTCCAGATTGTACTATAAAAGCTGCACAATTTGCGCATGGATGCAATGGCGTAACGTAAATTGTATAGTCTGTTAATGGTTCATGAGCTGATAAAATTGCGTTGGCTTCCGCATGTACAGTTCTCAGCAACTTATCTTCTCTATTTGTATATACATCGTCTACACCACGAGGAAATCCATTATATCCAACAGAAGCAATCGTTCGATCAGGTCGTACTATAACTGCTCCTACTTTAGTCGATGGATCTTTAGACCACGATGCAACTAGATCAGCCATAGCAAAGAATCGTTTATGCCAATGATCATCATGACTTGCCAATCTATCTGTAATCATTTGCTTGCTTTTATATCCTGTCATTTTTCAAGCCCATTTCTTCTGATGTGTGCAAGATAGCCACTTAAAATTGTGGTATGATCTTTATCAAACTTCCTGCCAATTTGTGGGTAAGATAGATTGGTATGTTTGCGAAGAAGATAGTAAGCCTCATGCCTAGCATGAGTTAGATTCTTCTCTCTTGATTTGCTCTTTAGAAATTCTTCAACTGGCTTATCAATCTTCATTGCTACTTTTTCAACGATCAATCTCCAGTTTGATTTGAGATCATGAACAATCTCTTTTTCTAGATTGATAAGCAGTATCATATCTTCTGCTGTCTGTTTTGTTTTGAGTAGTTGATTAATCTCTTTGGTCTTTGCAAACTGATAGCCAGCTTGATTTATTCTATTCCTTATTTCCTTGTAGTGGTTAACCAGATTAGTATTCTGTTCCATTCTTAACATCCATATTTTCTTTATTCTTCTGACGTTTAGGCTTTGCCTTCCGACTTGGTAGAATTTTGGGATGATGTATTTTCCATTCCAAACTCTTTGCATAAGAACTTTTTAAGGTCGGCTTTTTCTTTCTCTGCTTCATGTGATACCTCTGCACCTATGCCAGCATATCCAGCAATATCAATCCATGAATCATTATGAAGGCCACGTGTTGTTTGCAATCTTACAATCTTTTGAATGATCTCTATGATGCAGACATCATGTGGCTCAATATCAATTCCAAGATATGCAGTTAACATTTCTGCTACTCTTGCGAATCCTTCATATGGAGATCCATAAGTATCACCACGTTGCTCGACAGTTTGAAATGCCATACGCAATAGATCTTCTTTTTTCATGTTATTCCCTTATAAAGCTGAGTGAATCTAGTTCTTCCATGATACGTCTTAGTGCAAATTGAACAAGTGACAATTCATCCATAAGTTCTTTGCACTTTAGTTTATCAATCCTCATGACAATATCTTTTGAATATTTATCCATGATGATTTTGTATGACTTATCAAAGTGTTCTGCATGTAACCCATTTGGTTCTTTGTCTATAAGATCTTTACTCTTTCTTAATCCAACAATAACAGTTGTGTGATCAACGCCTAAAGATCTTGCGATGCGTGATTTGTTGATCGACACAATCTCAAACGATAGATGAATTACAAGAGCACGAGACCACGATGTTACACGGTCTCGCTTCTTTGCGAATATATCACGGACTTCAACGCCAGTTACTTCTGATACAATCTCAGCAACATTCTTAACTGTGATCATGCCGCTTCACTTTTCTTTATACTAAAGGCTGAGATATATTCTGCAGCCTTGCTTGCCAATGATGCCGCACTAACAATAGCACTGCTGTTTTGTTTCATTATCTTTAGCCATCCATTAAGATATTTTGCATGATCATCACGCACATTGTTGGCAATGCCCCAATCTGCCGAGAGAAATGCAGCGCCAAGTTCAGCAACAAGTTCCTCATATGCATAGTTATCACTGCCATATTTCGTAGATAGTTCACGATTGAGGCGATCCTTTGCTCCAGTCCAATGGATCAACTCATGGAATGTTGTCGAGTAAAAATGACCAGCACTATGGAATGTGTCAATATCTGGCATGAGTATCTTGTCTACAGATGGAATGTAACAAGCTGTCTCGCCACCATATGAAATGTTGGCATTGATTGCAGAAATAAACGACTCGATCTCCACATTGCGTTCATTGGCCCCTTCGCTATTTGGCGGCTTCGGGTCCAATGCTCGCTCACCTTCCACTTGTTCTGCATTGAATACATATGATGTCGATGCAAAGACTACATTGCGTTTAGTGCCATCGTCTTGCTCTTTGTCTGATACATTGTAGCGCAAGATAGGCGTACCCTTTGCGCCCTTCTTTACCTTGCAATCCATCATTGCCCATTGTTTGAACGTAGCCCAGCGCGTTGATGCAAAGCCATTGTTGATGCCACTGGCCCAACACATGAGGATGTTGGAGCCATTATATCTTTGCAGTGTGTAGGCATTGGTTGGAGTATGGAAGCCTGTCTTACGCCAAGGTGGACTCCATGTTCCTGCATCGTCGAGCATATTGATGAGCGTGTTTGTTACCTGCTGGTATGGGTTCAGCTTTTCCATTGTCTTCTCCTTTGTGTGGGTGGGGGGATTGCTCCCCCCTTGTTATACGATGTTATGCGATAGCGTTTTAATCGTCTTGCCTGAGTCAAGTTTCACATGGATTGATCGTGAAGTTATCTTTGAGATCGTTCCCATGCCTTTGTTTGGCTCGACATAAACACGCTGACCTTCTTCTAAAATCCTAAACGAACCGTTAGGATCTATGTCTGGTATAGTCATAACAATATCCTGCATTAGAATGGTATATCCTCTGCTGTTACATTATCGCGTTGATCAGGCACAGACTCTCCACCTTCTGACTTGCCAAGCAAATGGACTTCGCCAGAGAAAGCGTTGACGATAATATCAACTGCCATCTTCTCTTGTCCGTTCTTATCCATATAGGTGCGCTTGCCTATGGTTCCTTCAACATAGACCTTGCTGCCTTTCTCAGCATACTTGTCAAGGAACTGTGCCTTCTTGTCATTGAAGCAAGTCACATCCCACCATGTTGTTGCCTTGCCATCTGTCTTTGACCAGCCTGTTGTTGCAACAGAAAATTTTGCAAACGATTTGCCATCGCTGCTTTGTTTGATCTCTGGCTTCTTGCCAATGTTGCCGACGAGTGTAATCTTAGCTAACATTTTTTAGTTCCTCTTGTTTTGCTGTATACTTCTGGCGCAGCATTGCCATCTCTGCCTTGCCCAAATGCTCGGCATTCGTTTTGATTTGCTTTGCTACATCGCTGAGATCGTCAGCCGTAGCGCAAAGACTGATTGCAACTTCGAGAGTTTCAGTCAGCATTTTATTATTGAACTGCGCATCTTGATCCTCATCTGGATCATCGCCAGTCTCAAGGCCAAGCGTTTTGAGCAATGCATATTTGACAGCATATGACATTGCCTTGCCAGCTCCTTTGTCTTGATCGTCAATGCCATAGCCAAACGACATGACATCAATGCAATCATCTGGATTGTCGATGTTAACAAAGCGCATCGTCATCAAGCAGTGTGTACGATTGCCGATCTGCTCATACTGGATATGAACAATATGATAGATGATTCCTTCTGCCAGTAGAGCAGGGCGCACCTTAGCTGTGACTGCATCATGCGATACAATCGAGTAACGCATACCCTGCTTCTTTTCTTTCTGGATATAATCGACCTTGCTCATTGCAGCAGCAAGACGCTGATGTAAATTCTTAGTAGTCATAGTCATCTCCAAATGCGTGTGATCCATAGTCCTCGTCTACTCCGAAGCCAGCAGATGCTAGTGCCGATGCATGATCTCCATCCGCATCGTCATCTACATCTGGCCCTTCATAGGTGTCTCGGTGTTCTTGCAGTTTCTTCATTATATCATTGCCAAGTTTGACAAGTTCTTTAACGTCAGAGAACAGCAACTCAGTTGCCATGTCCTCCAGATAAGCCTCCATTTCATTCATTGTCATTGTTTGTAATCCTTATGAATCCAGACAGTATGCTCTCTGCCATATGTATCATCTGCATGTTTGCGAGTTGTACCAGAGTTAACAATGATACCTTGTCTTGTTGCCTCTGATCTCCTTGCTCGATAGGTGGATTTGATTGTTTTAAAATGTTCATTCATTTCAACATCCGTAAACCCATTCGGCCCCACCTTTAATGCATAATCAATGATGCGATTATGAAAGACTGATAGGTGAGGATAGATTGCTTCTGCTGCCATGATGCTGGTAGGTTCAGCATGTCTACGATAGAGTTTGAATGACTCATCCATCTTGCTTCTCCTTGGCTGCTCTGATGGATACACGACCACGTTTGTCACGCTTGGCTATAATGCCAACGCCATAGGCTTCACCTACATTGTCGGCAATCAGGCCACGCAATGTTTCTTTTGCTGCGTCATGTTTCTTTGATGCATTGATAGTCTCTGCATAGTCGATGGCTGCGCTTGTCCATTCATTATTGTTTTCCATATCGACAACAATCAGATTATCTACTGGAATAAGTTCAACGGACTTTTCGATGCGCTGGAGTTCTGCGTTTGGGATAATCTCAGGCTCGACTTTATTCTGAAGATGCCACCAGAAAGCCTTCTCCATTTTGAACAACTGAAGCTGATAGTCTGGATCATAATCAACACGAATCATGTTTGGTTCTGTGTTGCCGCAGATAACACTGAACATGCAGTGTCTCTTCTTAGTCACCATCATATAGTGTTGAAGTTGTGGCATATAGTAACGCGCTTTCTCGTAGCTATTGGCATGGCTACCAGAGTGCTTGACCTCGATGAATGTATCTTCTGACTTAATCCAGCCGTCAAGATGGGCAAACATCCAAGGCTCATCTTCATGTTCGATGCGGCCCATGCACACATCAATCTCGATATTGTTTTGACGTGCAAGCCATTGAACATGAAAGGATTCTGTCCAGATTCCAAGTTGGACTTTGAATACATTTGACAGATCTTCTGGTTCTTTCTGTCCTGTCTTCTCAAGATAGAGTGCGTTCCAATCGCCAGCCATAATGCGCATTGCATCTGAACCACCGATCCCATTTGAACGGTCCATAAGTTTAACCATAGTCATTGCTCTCCTTTGTTTATTGTGTGTATTGTGTAGCATAAATGCAGTTGTGTCAATCAAGTTTCTTTAGTCGTTTAAGATTATTCTCTGCTGTTATAAAACGTTTGACCCATATATCGAGTCGATCTGTTATAGGTGCAGCAGCCGTCATGAACTCTGCAATTAATGGCATGTTAGGCCACTTATGTTCACGACATATCTTACGACATGCTTCCTTGAATGAGATAGATGGGACTGTTTGCAATGATTGCAGATAGATCTGATAACCCAAGCCATCAGGAACTTGCGCTCTGAACACTCGTGCTATTGCTTGCAATGATTGATCAATCTCATCTGTCGAAGCTGGATCTTGGAGCCGCCTCATAGAGAGGACGGCGGCGACAAGAGACTGCTCGACTTCATTAATGTCTGCTTCTTCTGGCAGACTATATTTCATATTGAGATAGGTAACTATGTAGTTTAGTTCGTCTGATATGATAGTCTTTAACCAGTCTGGTACGGGAACCATATAATTAATTGGATCCCTATTCGCATATAGATCAGTCATATATTCTCCTATGGTATTTTATCTATCCAAGTCTCTACCTTTCCTGCTGGAATCTCATTGATCTGCAACTCATAGATTGCTTCAACAAGTTTCTTCTTCATCGTGTAGACATCTGTGATCATACCTTTCACATCTTCCACAATGATATAACTAATGCCCCCAGTATCAGACAGTACAGCATAACGGAAATCAGCGCGATAGTTAGCAATGTGCTTACCCTTAATCATGATTTGATAAGTAGGTTGAAGTTCTAATCTACTTATCTTCCCTTGTTCTTCCATTGCTATCAGTTGCAGATACCGCTTACCTTCTGCACCAGACGCAAACCAATGCCCATTAATATGTTCACCTTGAGCATTATATTTACCTTTGCGAGGACTTACTGCTGGCACTTTTTTGTTAACAGATCCTTTAGGACGGGCCATTTAATTTACCTTCTGAGTAACAAGTTTCAAATCAAGAGCTGCGCACCAGCACATTATGTAGAAAGATGATGGCAATCTGACACCACTTTCCCACTTGCTGACTAGCCCACTTGAAACACCAATGTCATTGTTCAATTCTTCCTGACTTAATCCCTGTCTCTCTCGCTCACGAATGAGTTCAGTTATTAGATCTTTATAGAATGATTGTTCAACTATTGTTGGCGTTCTCATTGATACTTTCTTTGGCCTTTTGATGCAGTTCTTCCAGAGCGCGAGAGACTTTGAGTGCTGTTCCGAGTCGCATATCTTGTCCATGTTTCACCCTGTAGAATGTGCTATCTGGTACTCCTGCTAACTTGAATGCAGACTTTAGGTCTACATTATATTGGTAGGCTTTTAGTTCTAACTGAAGAACGTATGAGTTAATTAGCATAGTCACCTCCACTGCGATAATGCTACTGCACTACCGCAGTGAAGGCAAGAGATATTATTCTGCTGCTTCTTTCTCTTCGACCACATCAAGCATTGAGCGGATCTTTTCTTCTCGGTCGAACTCTCCTTTGACAATCATATCTGTGATCTCAAGTGATGTTGCCAACTTGATTTGCGGTGGTGGAACTGGCTTGCCATCCTTCTTGGTTTTAAGAAGCGTTCCCCATCCTTCCTCATGAAACATTGTCTCATGATTGAACAGCAAATTAAATGCTGCAACATTCTCTGGTGTAAACTCAACGACTGCTTTGTCTGACCAATAGGTGCTGATGATCATATAGGTTTTCATTTTAGTTCTCCTGTTTGTTTGATTGATTAACCGAAGCTGATACGAACACTTGTTCCATCAAGCAAGGCTTCGACATTGATACTCTCGACTTCTTCTGATGCAATCTCGCGGATCTTATCATCGAAATCATAGTCGTTGATTTCTTCTTGGCAGATCTCGCGTATCCTGTCTTCTCCAAGATAACTATCCTCAACCACCTCCTTTACATAGAGCAAGATTGTTTCTTTAATATCAATCTCGTCTGTCATCACCTTACTCTTGAGTTGGTTGCGAACAACCTCGTCAATATATTTTTTGATGTAGAACATTGCTTCACCGACGATAACATTTTCGCGGTGTAGTTTTTCTTCACGATCATTAGTCATTGTCTTCACCTTTCATGAGTTTGATAATCTGTTCCAGTGTGCTGGTATCATAATTCTCGAAGCGTTCTTCCATATCTTCTCGGACCCATTGATAGAAGTCTTTGTCACTCATGGACGTAAGCACTTCGAACTCTTTCTTTGTCAGCCAATCAATACATTCTTGGCGAATGTTATGTTCAAGATCCTGACCTTCTGATCGCATAACGATAATCATTATTGCCTCCTCATGGTAAGAGTAGATAGTAATCTATGGCAACGCTGATGAGATATAACCACATCAGCATACTCAACATCTCAAATATATTCATAGCCATTCTCCATATAATCCAATGCTTCTTCGAGCATGAAGTTCATCTCACGTTCAGTAATAATGCCACTTACATAAAGCATGTAAGCATGATTAAACATATCAGATTTCATATCAATTCTCCTGTTTGGTTTTGTTTACTGCTGCCAGCTTTTAGTAGTCAGCTTTTTTGAAGCGCAGTTGTATGTGACTCACCAAAAGCCCCTTCCTTTCGCGGCTTAGAAGAGCGCCTGTGTTGACCAGTCTCTCTCTACACGAGCGATAGCGGAACAAGAAAAAAGGTGAGCGCCCTGTCGAGAGCGCCCACCTCGTTAAGTCAGAGTGTGCCGTTCGAGCGGCGTGGTTCAAACGAGACACCTAACATATTCGCTAACTCGGAAGCTGCTGTAGATGTCTGTTTGGTCGTGGTCGGAGTCTTGAAGTTAACTGGTGCATTGTAAGTGAAGGGTTTGTCAGAGAGCAGATCATGGCGCTCAACCAACTTCTTCAGCGCCAACTCTGCTGCGTGTTTGCAATCTTGGATGCGAGTCAGTTTGTCTTTGACCCGTGTAAAGTTCCCTTCCCAGATCTCGACTCCGTTCTGTGCCTGTTCAATCAGGTTCTTGGCTTCGACCTTCAGTGCATCTTCTTGGTCGTCGAAGTAGCGGATCTGCTTGGTCAGGTTGTAGCACATGCCATTCAAGACCGAGATCTGTGTAAACTCAAGACCGTTGTAGTTCTGGATAACTCCCTGCTTATCTGTGTATTGGACTGGATAAGAGAAGAAGCTATTGAGGCTGATGATTACGTTGTCGAGCAGTTGTTCAGCGGTGTTCGTGGTTGCTACTGCGTTCTTCTGTGCTGATTTCTTAGTCATGATACTCTCTCCTGTGTTAGCGAACCAGATCATCTAGTTCTTCTTACTAACACCTTCCCCATTAAAACGGGGACCCACCAACCATCAAGGATCCAAGATAAAGTTTGCGATAGCTTGAAGAGTCCCTATGTAGGCGAGATGAGCTGTCGGATACTCGCAATACTCCCCATGCTCGGTCGGCCAAGAAAGAGGCCGCCCTGTGCGTGGGTCCGTGTTGCTCCGTGTCCGCCATCTCACTACGCCAGTAAACTTTTTCTTGGCCCGTAGGCTCGCTTCGCTCGTCCTTGACGGTCGGTCCCCCCCGTTTTATTATTGAAATTAGTGGAGGAAAATCATAGGGGTCACGTCAGTCACAGTCGAGCGCCAGCGAGACCGAGCGTAACAGCGAGTAGTAACTCTTTAATCAATAACTCTAATAGGTGGTCGACGGATCGGTAAACCCGTTGTTCTTCACTGGTCTGATAGATTTATGTAGTGAAACAGGGCTTGTCGTTCATGCTTCTGTGGACCATACCCCGTTTTAAGTAGATCTACGTATTGACACCCTTTTTTGTGGTGAGTACTCTATATACAGATGAGAGAAAGAAAAGGACTTAAACATGGGCCGTGTAGTGGCTAACGTGTCTACACCCAGTGGTGATCTGACGCTAAAGCAGGATGCCTTCGTCGATGCGTATGTAGCAAATGGTGGGCAAGGAACACAGGCTGCAAAGGATGCGGGTTACAGTGAGTCTGGATGCCATGTTGAAGCGAACAGGTTGCTGAAGAATCCCCTGATTATTCAAGAGGTTCATCGCAGAACGGTCATGGCTATAGGAGCGGCGTTACCAAGTGCTCTGAAGACGATAACCAGATTGTCGAGCGGTGCTAAGAGCGAGTATGTGCAGCTAGAAGCATCCCGTGATCTGCTTGATCGTGCTGGTATGAGAGCGGCTCAGCGGATAGATCACCGTGTTGATGGTGAGTTACGTGTGAGTATAGACCTGTCGTGAGTAGGCCCGTGGTGTGTGTATGGTCGACAAGGGGGGGTTAAAACTAGGAGAGTAACATGACTAAGAAATCAGCACTGAAGGCAACTGCACCAGTTGCAACCACC